TCTGGGTATCGGCAGCGGTTGGGCGAGCTGTGTTGCGCCTAATGTCTATAGCGCCAGTAGCGTTATCAGACGTGTTTCCTGCAAAAACGGCTCTAGCGTTGCCATCGTAACTAGACGTGCCAACTAACAACCTGCCGGAGCTGTCGATGCGGGCGCGTTCGGTGGCGTTGGTGGCAAACCTTAAATAACCGTTGGCGTTATTCCAAATTTCACAGTTAGCTGCATCTGCTGCCGTAACAGTTCCTATGGTTAAAACTTCTGTGCCATTGTTCCGCAGGCTAAGCCCACCCACAATAGAAGAACCGTCGCCGTTGATTGTGGTTCTGTATACAGTGCTTGGGCTACTTGTCCCAATGCCGACCTTGCCGTCGCTGGTGATGCGCAGGCGTTCGCTGTTATTTGTTAGGAATAACAGCGGATCATTAGTAAAAACATTGATTGCTGGCCCTTGCCCTGCGTAATCACTTCTTAACTGAACAAGTTTGGTGCCAGCGCCATCTTCGTTAATTCTAATTCCACCTGCTCCGTTGACCTGCAAAGCCGAACCAGGGCCTTGTGTTCCAATACCGACATTGCCACTCGCATCCACAAACAACCGCCCCGCGCCAGCCGTGCTGATTGCCAGTTGATTTGCGCCAGGCGAATAAATGCCAGTATCAGTGTCCCCCGAGAAATAAATAGTTGGAGAGCCGGCACTTGCAGGCGGCATGCCCAATGCGCCAGTCATAATATCGCCAGTGGCATTCACAAACTCTCCGGCCTCAGTGCGCCATGCACTACCGTCCCAAATCTTCATCACATAAGAACCGCCACTGGTATCCAGCCACTGCTCGCCGCGAGAATTACCAGCAGTACCCCCACTTGCAGGGCTAACATTAGGCGCCGTTGTGCCCACATGCACTGGCCCCACCTTCACTAATGCACCAGCACTATCCTTAAAGAATAACCCAGGACTCCCACTTGCATAATTAATGGCCACTTGGCCATCAACCATAGAACCAGGATTGGGACGCTTATCCAGCGTCGAGGAACGTAAATGCTGAAGAATGCCAGCCATAATTCAAAGCCTTCCAGAAATAATGGAGACAAGAAGTCTTCAGCAATTCTAAAAGGCTTTATTTCTTATTGATTAGAACGTGCCTTCATCAATCGTGGCATCAATGGTGCCAGCAGAGAAATTGCCACTGGCATCACGCGCAACAATTGCACTAGCCGTGTTGGCACTAGTAGCAGTGGTTGCACTATTGCTCACTTTGCTGGCAGTGGAGATAGTGCTAAGCTTTGAATCAGAAATGCTGCCAGCCAACATCGTGTTGGTAACAGTGCCGGTGTCGCCAGTTGTAATAACAGTGCCAGTAGTATCTGGCAAAGTAATCACCTTGTCAGTGGTGGCGTCTGCCGCAGTTAGCTGAATTTCGAAATTGTTATCCGTGGCCCCTTCAAACAACAGCGTACCAGCGCTACCAATAACCACCTCTCCAGTGATAGTGCCACCAGCTTTGGGCAATGCTGCGTTAGCAAGGTCATAGGCGCTCTTGACTGCCGTGGCAGTAGCAGCAAGCGTGGAGCTCGTCGTAGACGTGGAATCAGTGAGCGTCACTGCCCCCTTGACGCTGGTCGTTGCATCAGGAATGGAAATGACCGGCGTGGTTGTCCCGCTCACCACTGTCAACGGCGCATTGGCAGACACGCTTAAGACCGTGCCGCTAGCAGGCGTGGCCCATTTCACTCCCTGGGCTTCTGCCGAATCTGCAGTTAGCACTTGTCCGTTTGTGCCAACAGTCAGCTTTGCTAAAACAGTGCTTCCACTTGCAACCAGCAAATCTCCCTTTGTATAAGAACTTTGCCCCGTGCCACCATAAACTTCATCCAAAATACCACTACCAACATTATTAACATTTCTGCATTCAGTGCTAACTTCCTCTAGCGCTGCTTGTACATTTGTCGATGAAATGTTTGCGGCCGGCGTAAAGCTAATATTGGTGGCAGTTTGACTGGTATAAGTGGAGCTAACGTCCACTTCAGTCCATGCCGTACCATTGCAAAGAAGAATGTCAGGCGGCTGCAAAGTGGTAGTAGGAGCTGGACTTGTGCCAGTTCCACCGCTGGCAACCACCACGTAGTAACGATTAAACGTGGCCGAAGGAGAAGGCAATGGTTGTCCAATGGAAAGCCCCACTGCCGCACCATCAGCGCTTGTCGTGGCAATCGTATTTGAATTGGCGTTATACGTGCCACCAAAAATCACCTCGCCAACGCTAATCCCCACTGGGTTCCAAACATTGCCATCCCATAGATACAAATCTTTTTCAAGCGGATTGTAAAAGAATTGACCAATAAAATCAGCCGCGGGAGGCGTCTCACCAAACCGGCTAACAGAGTAATCTGCAAGCTTGGAAGCCAACACTGCATCATCAGCAATGAGGCCACTACCAATGGTGCCAGTAGTAATTTTCGATGCAGGAAGAGCAGGAATATCATCTGCAGTGAGACCAGAAGCACCAGCAGAAACATGCCCCTGCCCGTCAACAGTCACCTTGTAGTAAATGCCTGATGCCACACTGTTCGCATGGTTAAGCACGCCAGATGCAGCAACTAAACCAGTTCCCGCCTGCGCCACGCCCAGCCCTGAACCAGTGGCTTGAGGCAAATCACTCGCAGCAATGGCCCTAAACGTAGGCGCAGTATCAGCACTACCACTTGCCGGGCCAGCGAAAAATCGCGACGCCACTTGCGTCTTTAATGCAGGCGTAATTTGAGCAGTGAAAGCATCGGGATAAAGCGTGGTGAAATCGTAAACAGTGTCACCAGAAATCGTCGTAGCCGACAGTCCAGTTTGACGAGTCCATGCACTGCCCGTCCATGTATATTCAATGCCCGTGCTTGTATTAAACCATTGCTGGCCAATAAATGTGCCACTACCAACAGGAGCGGAGCCGGCAACAACAGCAGCAGAATTATCGGCAAGTTTAATCGCCGTGATGCCACTATCAACAATCTTGACAGTGGTTACTGCCGCGTCGTTAATCTTGACAGTAGTGATTGCAGAATTAGCAATGGTTGCAGCAAAAGAACCAGTGCCAGTGCCGGTAACATCTCCAGAGAGAGTAATGGTTTGGTCTCCAGTGTTTGTTCCCGTAGAAGTACCAGAGAATGTACCGTTCTGTGTTGCTAAAGTACCAAGCCCTAATGTCGTACGAATGTCCGCGACAGTAGCATCGTCTAAAATAGAACGTGCTGCAGAAGTGCAAGGAATTTCTTCAACGGTGCCGCCACTTGCAGATGAACGTCCAAGCAACACATTGCTTGTGCTTGTTGCCTGGATTTTGGCGTAAGAAACGGTTGCATCAGCAATCTTCGCTGTGGTCACGCCGCTATCAATAATCTTTGCCGTAGTTACAGCATCGCTACCAAGCTTTGCTGCAGTAATTGCCCCGTCTGCAATCTTGACAGTGGTAACGCCACTGTCAATAATTTTTGCCGTAGTCACGGCGTTGCTCGCAATATCAGCAGCAACAACAGCGCCAGCGTCAAAATTGCCGCTCCCAACCGTATTCTGCACTGCCAGCGTGCCTAGCCCAAGAGTGGTGCGCTGAACGCTCGCGCTTGCGTCGTCTAATAATGCAAGACCAGCAGGAGTAACAGTGGAAACTGCATAAGTGTCTGCAGCAGTGGTATAGATAATTTGGCCCGAAGCAGTTGTTAGTCCAGCGATGGAAGCAAGAGCCGGATCATAAGCTTGAACGTCGCTGCCAATAGCAAGACCAAGATTTGTTCGTGCTCCTGATGCAGTGGAAGCGCCCGTACCACCATCGGCCACTGCCAAGTCAGTAATGCCACTAATCACACCCCCATTAATCGTCGCGTACGAAATGGTGCCACTACTCAAGACGGCTGTGCCGCCAGTAATGACAACGCCAGAAGCCGGCTGCGTGGCCATAGTGTCAAGTCCAAGCGTGACACGCTGAGCGCCTGCATCAGCATCATCCAGCAATGCACGCCCGGCCGCTGTTAGCGTGATCGTCTCAACATTGCCACTTCCGGCAGACGCTCGCCCAAGCAGCACGCCAGATGCAACTTGCTGAATCTTGGCAAACGTAACAGCGCTGTCCGCAATATCTGCAGTGACAATCGAGGATGCAGCGTAAGACCCAGACGGAATAGAACTGGCAGTGATAACGCTGCCGGAAATAGTCTGAGCGCCTAGGTTAAGCCTATCAGCAGTGATAGTGCCACTGGCAATCTTGATATTAGTGATGCCACTATCAGCAAGATTGACCGTCTGCACCACGCCACTAGCGAGTTTGCCAGTTGTAATGCCGCTATCAGCAATGACCACGCCGCTAACTGCATTGGCGGCAAGCTTTGCGTAAGTTACGCCACTATCAACGAGCTGAACAGTGCCTACGCTATTCGCTGCCATCTTGGCCAGTGTGATGCCACTGTCAACAAAATGCACTCCACTAACAGCACTTGCTGCAATATTCGCCCCAGTGACACCGCTTGCTTCAATCTTTGCGCCAGTGACAGCGCCATCAGCCAGCTTGCCCGTCGTAACACCACTTTCAGCCAGCTTGGCAGTTGTAACTGCTAAATTATTAATCTTGTCTGTCGTAACGCTACTATTTTCTAACAATGCAGTGGAAATAGTATTGCCAGTGGCAACAGCGCCAAGTTCTAAAGTGGTACGAGCATCGGCAGCGCTTGCATCATTGAGAAGCGTGCGAGCATAAACAGTACAATCAATCTCTTCTACATCGCCACTTGTCGCTTGCCGCCCAAGGATTTTATTAGCCGAGACTTGCTGGATCTTGTCGTAAGTAAGTGTGTTTGCAGCAACAGCAACGCCGGTAAACTTAGTGGCGCTAGTTTGATTGATCTTTGAAATATCAAGAGTGGAGCTATCAGCCAGGCCGAAACCTGCCTGAATGAGGCTCTTTACTTGCACCTTCTTCGTTTGACTTGCACTTACATCAGCAATGGGCAGCACGTCATTAGACGCCACGCCCACTTGTGAAAGTTCAGTGAGTTCTGTAATTCTTTGGTCGGCCATGTCCTAAGAAGCGTGCAAGTCTCAATACAGTCTAGTCTCAAACGATTTTAACTATTACAGTTTTTAACAACGTCCACTTAGTCTGTCACTTCTTGCAACAGATAATCAAGACCTTGCTCAAGATAGATGGCATCATTGTCCTCTTTCAACACATACTCTGGCGGCACGCCAATCTTCAGCTTAAATTCTCCAGTGGTAACAAAATCAATGGAACATGCCACCAATGCATCAGAAGAGACAGTGACTCCCGCTCTTGTAACCACGGCTTCAATGTCATAGTACACCTCTTCAGTGAAAGCAGGAGAAACTTCCTTTGACGAGATGGAAAGCAGTGCCTTAAAATTACTGCCAATATCCAAGCGATTGATTACTTGCAGCAAGAATAATGGCGTTTCTGCAGGTGTAATGCTTTCATAGCTAAATAAACATTCAATGCTGCCATTGCCGCTCAACAAGCCCGCTGAATACTGCTGTCTAAATTTATCAGACAAACTTGACACTTCCATTGCCGCCCTGTCTGTGTTTATTTCAAACGATGTGACGGAGCCCAGTGTATTGGGGCGAGTGTCTGCAATTTGCACCTCCACTGGAATGGACTCACCATAAAATACTGCTAAGTCAATTTCATTCGCCCTTACATTGTTCACTGCATCAATAAAAGTGGGAAACAAACGCACTCCTCCCATCGCATTCACATGCACATGGGCTCGCATGTTCTTTTGTACTGCATAATCACTAAGCCTCACCTCATCATATCCCGGCGGAGGCAAATCAGAAACAGTGGAAAATTCGTCATCACTCCATCCCGCCATGCCCACTGTTGAACCAGATGACCACACCACTTCGCTATAGCCATCAACTGCTTCGCCCGCAATGGACCAAAACAATGCGGGAATGAACAAAAGACCTCGGTCATCGTCAGTGGAAAGCACCACTTGATCGCCAGTAATTAAATTATCTAGACTGCCTTCTATTCCAACTCTCTGCAGAGGAATGTTGACATCATCAGGCGCTACATTGGCATTAAAATAATTCTCGCCTCCGCGTTGGAGCTTAATAGCTCCTGAATGTCCAACAAAAAACGTCATCTCATCGCAGCAGAGGCTCTATTAAATTTAAGAAAAACCAGCTTATCAAGTGGTGCCAGTAAGATTGACAGTAGTCAGCGGACCATCAAGGGTGAAATTAAAGCTGACAGTAGTCACTTCATCAGTGGAAGAAGAGATGCTGGCGCTATTAACAAACACGCTAGCGGCAAAAGACTGACTGGTTCCCACCTGGAAAGTCATCGTTACTTTATCCGCGTCTGTAATTGCCGATGTTTTTGTAATCTTGCTCAATAGATCAGTAACATCAGTGCCAGAACTTTCGTTGTAATAAGACAGCGTGGCGCTACCAGTGCCGCTAAATAATCCAGCAGTATAAGTGGATGCAGAATCGCCAAGTGCAGTTGTCTCAAGAAGATTAACGCTTGTATCCAAGCTCCAATCGCGAACCTTAGCGACTGCATTGCCGCCAATAAGCAGCGCTGCATTACGACCAGTGTAAAAAGGCATTGTTTTACAGCTTTTTGTTTATGATAGCAACGTTTAACCTAGCCTTCAATGTCATACAACGTGAGTTCTTGACGTGCAATTAATGATTGGGCCTTGCCTCCCACTTCTTCGCATGGATGTTCCGAAGCGCGCACTGTCACTTCCCCTTCTTCGTCCATCTCTACTTCCGTCACCTTAAAAATACGCTTGTTTCTAATGACTGCTCCCAAGACAAATAGCCAACCATCATACGCCGATAATGCAGAGGCCGCGTTATTGCTCACGCTTACGCTTGAAAGCGTTACCACATTGTCCACGCCATTGTATAACAACACTTGATAAGTGCCGTTAATAGGAGACTCTGCTAATGGAATATTAAGAGCGCCATTAGCATCCACCACGCCACTGGTCAATTGATCCCAGCGGTTTTCGTCTATTTGTACATAGATGAAAGACCCTGGCTCTATTGCCGCTTCAGTTGGAAATGTTTTGAATTCAATTGCCCGTCTTACATAACGTCGCTGAGCGCATAAAAGCATTCCATAATTGATTGCTTGAATTCTATCTGTCACAAACTGGGAGAGATCAAAGGTGGCCCGTCTTGCGTCTTCACTATTCCCCACTCCTTTCAGCGAAACTGTAACGCTCGTATTCTTAGGGAATGTTCCATTATTTTCGGGCGCCCTGTAAATTACCGTTGCAATAAGGTCTCGCGTGGAATCGCCATAATCAATAAACTCCTCCTTGTAGCTATCTTCGATGATGTTGCCTTGGTTAAACAAGGCACTAATAGTGACTGTCCTAAAGATGGTGCCGTCTGCCGTTGTTGGAAGCGCAGGGATGAGCGTGTCTCTTCCTCCAATGCGTGCCAGTTCCAACATGCTATACGGTGCCACTTCAGCCCAAAATTCACGCCAAGACGTAATATCCGCAATCACTCCATCCATGTAGTAGCCCATTCGTTGGCACATCTTTTTCGCGGAAGCAAGACGCGCAAGGTCTATGCCCTCAATACTTGCATATTTACCAATGCCATTCCGCTCATCGCGAATGGTATCAAGGAAAATATCAGGAGCAAAATTACTCGCCCCCATAGACATTCCATTGGTATGCGCAGCATTGCTCGTGCTTTCGACGTATTGTGCATCCTTGTCAATGAGCTTTACTTTCTTTCCTTTCGTTACAAACACGCTCAACGAACGCAAGCTCCTAATGCTCTTGCCGCTATAAGCATTGAAACCAAGCAAGCACATGCCATCGTAAATATTGGCATAACGACTGTTATAGTCATCCACTTGCTGCTGCTCTGTGACGGCTACAAGCTGAAACTCTGGACCATTGTCAAACGAAAACTGAATGTTTGCATCTGACGATGTGGAATACAATGTCCATTCGTCAATCCCCCATGGGCTTCTATTGCGTGGTGGCAAGTTATTGGAGCCGGCATCCCTTAAATCACTTCCGTAATACTTGAACGATGCACCAGGAATGGCGCTCATGGGAATGTTCTTAATGTTTTCGCTTTTTTGGCCGCCGTTTAAATAGACAAAATTGACATTGCCCCCAATCTTGCGGATTTCAGAAGGCGTGTCAAACACTGGTTCAAACTTAAAGCTCCAGCGATCGTTTGATGAAGGTGCTTCAAAAAACAATGGAAAGTAATAGTCGTTATCAGCGGCTCGTCGGACAGCGAAGATGACAGGCAGGATTGCATATTGACTGTCGGACACTTTCTTCACAGAAACAGTAAAAAATGCGCTACGAGTTTTGATGCCATTATCACTTTGGCGATATTGATCTACTTTCACTTCTCCATATTTCTTTTGCCGATTTTGTATGCGCATGAACACACGCGTCTTCATCGCAAAGTTCACCACTTTACACGGCGAAACTGTCTCGTAGGAAGCTTCATTGACCTTAACTAAGCATTTAGTGCCCAGATAATCATTGAGGCGATTTTCGTTATTTAACTCCCCGTCAATTTCTGCCAATCGAACATCAATTGCAGCCTGCCTAGATGTAAATTGACGCAACCGCTCATCCATTGCCTGCTGGTCAATTTGGTAGACAGAGGCAACGCGAAGCTGAATTTCCTTCATCACATTCCTAACGCGTTTCAAATATTTGCGCTCTTCTTTTGCGTTAAGCTTGTCCCCTCTAGAGCGCCTCTCTCTAACAATGTTGCCAATATCGCCTTCATTTACCACTTGATAGCCGGCAACAGAAGAAAAAGTGCGATTCACTTCGTTAGCAATGCTTTCAATTTCCTGCAAATAGTTAAACAATTTTTGATCGCTAAAGTTGTAATCACGCACATACTGATCTAGCTGTCTTCTGTACGGTTTCAAATCTTCTTTTGCAGTTGCTATCTTTACTCTCAGCTCGGCTATCCTGCTCTCGCTTGGGCTTTGCTTTTGTCTTTCCTCAGTGATCTCTTCCCTTTTCTCTTCCACTCTATTTTCTAAATCAGAAACAAGATTTGCAATACCCCTAATCTCAGAAGGGAACAACCACCAATACTCCTTTACATAATCATCAAGCTCGCTTGGCTTACGCAAAACATAAGCAATATCATCAATAATGTCTTCAATTGTATTGAAATAGCCAAGGAAAGCGTTATAAACTTTTTGCTGTGCGGCGCTTAATCCTGCCAGCGGTATTGGCTGGCTTCCTACATTGGCGATTTGCACGTCAATCTGCTTGCGCTCTTCTTTTAGCGCCAATTGCTCCTTTTCCAGTTCTTTCTCCTGCTCAGCAATATCCTCAGTGGCGTAATCCTCTTCAGGGCCATATCCTCCCTCCACGCATTCCAGCAAAAGCTGCAAATTAGTGCCAAGGTTTTCCTTCCCGTCAAGGCCTACAGGACGAAACTTGGCACTACCAAGCTTATAAATACTGGCCATGTCTAAGCTAGAAGAATAGGAAAGCCGATCTTCTTCTGCCTGCTTATTGGCTAAATTGCTATTGTTTTCCGTTTGTTGCAATACAAGTCTCACTTGATTTCCCACTGAAAAAGGAAGTCTGGCTGCATCAACGTAAGGATAGATGCCCGGCCATATATCGCCGCGATTCTCCATCTTCACTCCATTATTCACACTCACTGGATCTCCATCTTCTTCTCTCTCGACAACAGTAACGTTGATGGGGATGGGCGCTTCAATTCCAAAAGCATTAAAGCTTGAAGGCGAAAATGCTTGGCTGAAACCATTGAAAGCATTCTGAGGGACAATGCCAGGGCGATAAGCTAAATCAGCCCCGCTAATTCTTGATGGATCGTTGTAATCTCCTTTTTTTACGTCAAAGAAATGCAATGGTCCGCCAGCATTCTTGAAATAGAGCCATTTCCCTACATTGCCAAACTGTCTAATAGGCGTTTGCCCAAAAGCCGTGCGTTCATAATCAATCTCTACAATTTCACTAGCTCCCACCACTGATAACAATTGCATGAACTGCGCATTGCCATAGCTTTGCAAGGCAGACCAAACCAGCGACGTTGACACCCTCACTCCTCCATTTGGGTTGGTGGTACTATCGCAATACACCAAATTCACCGGGTCGCCATATTGCGCCAGGTCTTGCGCACTATCGAAGCCATAGCGCGGATTAAAGCGCCTTTCTCGTTTGGCAAATGGCGCCGCCTGCTCTTTGGGAGTGGGGGCCAATAAAGCAGCCGCCACTTGGAATAGCGTGCCGACAATGGTCAAGACAAGGGCAATGGTGCCAGGATCAATGCCCATACGCACGTCCAAAAGCGTGCCTTCTTTAACGTCTTTATACTGTTGCTGGTAAGCGACGAAGCGAAAATATTCCTCTTTGCTAATGCCAAGCGTATCGATTAATGCACGCTCATAAGGAAGAAGGCGCCTCATTTGCTACGTCCGCTTTCATTTTGAATAATTTCATTGGAGGGAATTTCTTCGTCCAAAATGAACGTCCTCCCCTAGAAATTGTAATTATTCCACCATCATAGACCACCCCCACTGCTAGTTCTCCACTGAGCATGCGCATGATTGCTACATTGCCGTCTTTCAGCTCATTCGTCTTGATACCATGCTCCAACATCCAACGCAAAATGCGCTTCATCGGCAAGTTGTTAGCTTCGTATTCGTCATAAGCCCACGCAAAATCTTGCTCATAATCATATAAACCAAGTCTGCGTCTCACTTCGCAAACGAGCATAAAGCAATCAGACTTTCCTTCCCCATCAACATATCTGGCTCGACGCTCATAATTAAGGCCAATTAAATCGTTGATCATTGCAGAATCAAATCAGCATTCAATGGAAGCAGGCCAACGTTTTGTGCATTCAATTGTTGCGCAGGAAATCCTGCTCCCACACTATCCATTGCACTCCTGAAACGAAGCTCAACAGTAGTGTCGCTAAAGGCTGCTCCAATGCCAGTGTAATATTCAGTGTATTGATTGGTTGCCACGTAATTGTTGTAATTAGTAATGTCGCCATTGCCAACTACTGCCATCCATACAGTGGTAAGTTTGAGCTTGCTAAGGCGGTTTCCTTCTCCGTCTTCAACCATTGCAATGGTAAAAGCAGAATGAGGAAACAAAAGCTGCATTGATGGATTGTCTCCGTTTAACGCAGCAGTGCTACCCCTAGCTTCGAAAGGAGCATGGCGATACACTGGAGCGGCACTACCAGGAACAGCTACGGCAGTATAGTCCTTGCCAAAGAAATAGTTTTGATAATAGTGCGATCGTTGATTGGCCGTTTCAATGAAAGCGAAATGCGCCACGCGAATGAGGCTTTCCATAGTCAAATGCCAGAATAATCAAGCTCGCCAATAAGCCTCACGTTAACAGTGCTTCTGCCGTTAAACACGCTCTCCACTTGCGGAGGCTCAGCGTATTCCCACAAGATGTTAGTGGGGGATTGCACGACGCCCTTCAGTGCATCAGACATACCAGAGAAAACATTGTCGGGCAATGTGAAGCGTGAATAGTTACCATACTCGCCATAGTAATGATCAAGAATGGCTTTTGTATTGGTGTCTGAAATGTTTTCAAACTGTAGTTCAATGGTGTGGCCGAATGAACGATTGCCAAACACTCTCTTCACCGTAGCGCCAGACATGCCACGATAAGTTTTGATGGGAAACTGGCCAGGAGAATAGCTCCGGCCAGTTGGTCTAATTGAAGGAAACGTTGCCATTAGCGCATACCAATGCGGGAACGAGTGGAGGGGCTCTGTCGTATTTTATCTAAAGTCATGGCCATGCCTTGACGAGCGCCGCCGGAAATGGAAGCGCGACGAGTTTCTGCCATGGCTTGTTCAAGCTGATCTCTGCTCACATATTCCACGCCATTGATCTTTGTAGTTTCAAAGCTCATATTGAGAGAAGTTTGCTGAGGCATGCCTGGAGCGTTACCGCCCATCAAATCACGCGCTGTGCGGCCTCCCAGTTGCACTGGAATGCTCTTGCCATCGGGAAGAGGAACAACGGCTTCGTTGTAGCGTCCCTCGCCTACAAGGCCAAGCGTGGGGCCCGTGACGATGCCACCATTAGCAAAAGCTTGGAAGCCGCCAAGAGCGATGCCGCCATTTGCGAAGCCAAGTGCGCCAGTACGTTGCATGAAAGCAGCGTTTCCGGCAGCAGTTTTTGGCTCCAGACCTCCTCCTCCTCCGCCCATACCGGCAAAGATTTTTGCAATACCAATGGCCGTATAAGTGGCAATCATTTGTCCGGCAGCGCTTAATAATGCCTGGCCGATGCTTCTCAAGAATTCAGCAAACACTTCCTTTGCCGTGGTAGTGCCGGCAACCAAATTTGCAACGCCGGTAGTCATTGCGGTGCCAAATGCAGTGCCAATGCCATTAATAGACGATTGAAGAGCGTCTGCAGCGGTTTTAGCAATGGTTAGCTGTTCTGTCGCTTTTGCTACAAGCGCGGCACCTTCTGGGTCGACGCCCTTTAGCAGTTGCCCCTCAAAAGCGGTGGCGGCCTCGTTAATGAAGCCAGCTCCTAATCCTCTTCCTGTCATCCTAGTTTCTGCTTGTATTTTGCTCGCCTCCAAGATTGCCGCTCGATCACGTAGTATTTGAGACTGCGTATTATATTCTTTTCTCATCGCCTCAATTGTATTAAGCTGATTCTGTAATGAACGCTCTATTTCTGCCTGCACTTTGCTGTCTTGTGTTGCTGCCGCCGCTTGCGACGCTGCCGCCTTGGCGCGAGCCATTGCCTGTTCAAACTGTCTATCATTTGCGGCTTCTTGCTCCGCAAGGGCTGGCAACATTCCTCTATTGATTAAGTCAATTTGAGCCGAAATAAGGTTGTCCTGCTCAATAAGATCGCGTAATTCTTTGTTTTTGCTCGCGCCAATTTCAGTGAACGTTGATTGAA